GTGATGCACGTATGGAATTACAAACAGAGGAGTTACAAATACAAACTAAATTTCAAAAGAAATGTATGAATAGTTTGAATCACATGCCTCCTTTAGTAAAACAGTCAGTATGGCAGGAGAATATTGAAAGACTTATGGTCAATCTAAATACTATTCCTGTTTCTGATGACGGGTCGTTGGCCGGTCAGTTTGAAGCTCACCTCCAGGAGTTTTGCACTGATCGTGCCCAGGCTCTAAATCGAGATGAATTATTATTACGTAAACCTTGGACAGAAGATGGTGTTACTTGGTTTAGATTAAAAGATTTACAAGACTATCTCACACGTAACAAGTTTACTTATTTTAACACAGGTCAATTAGTACAAGCGTTAAGACATTTAAAAGGCAAGAGTGAGAAATATAATTTAAAAGGTAGAACAGTAAGAGTGTGGGGTGTGCCTGCATATCAACAACAAGATTCTGCGTTTGATATAAAGGAGGTTGATGGTGCGCCGTTCTAAATTACCAAAGATAAAGAAAGGAATGTGGGCAGAACAATTAGCCGTGTTACATCTTTTAAATCAAGGATATTTTGTATTTAAAAATTTATATGGTGTTGGTCCTGCTGATCTTATAGCAATAAATGAAAAGGGTGCTGTAGAGATATACGATGTAAAAAGTGAAAGCTATCGTAAAACTTGGAAACCTGGCACACGCATATGTAGAAAATTAACACAAGAACAAAAGAAACTAAAAATGAAGTTTATTTTTGTAGAAAGGGACGGAACATGCAAAGTAAGACTAAGATAATATTAGGACCACCTGGCACAGGTAAGACACATAATTTATTAAATTTGGTAGAAGAAGAATTAACCAAAGGCACCCCACCTGATCGTATAGCTTTTGTAGCATTTACCAAGAAGGCGGCAACCGAGGCTCGTGACCGGGCAATGAAGAAGTTTAATTTAGAAGAGCAACATCTTCCATACTTTAGAACGTTACATTCATTTGCTTTTAATCAATTAGGATTAACAAAGTCAGAGGTAATGTCACGTGATAATTATAAAGAGTTTGCACAAACATTTGGCATGGATTTAGGATCTGTTGCTGATGGTGCAGAATCTGGTGGCGTAGTAACAACAGACAATATTTTAATTAATGAAATAAATTTAGCACGTATGAAGTGTATGGATTTAGAACATCATTACAATGAATCTAATTTACAAGATATGTCTTGGCATTCATTATTACGTGCACAAAGATCATTAGAAGAGTTTAAGAAGAAAAAAGAAATATTTGATTTTACAGATATGATTGAACTGTATTTAGATTCTGGTCCTGTCCCAAAATTAGAAGTTGTATTTGTAGATGAAGCGCAAGATTTGTGTAAATTACAGTGGCGCATGATAAACAAGATAACAGAGAATGCAAGACAGGTTTACATAAGTGGTGATGACGACCAAGCTATATACAATTGGGCCGGTGCAGATGTTAGATATTTTATACAGTTACCAGGTGAAGTAGAAACACTAAAACAGTCTTTTAGGTGTTCTCGTGTTATTCAAAATTTATCAGGTAGAATAATAAATAGAGTTAAATTAAGAAGAAACAAACAATGGAGAGGCACAGAAAGAGCTGGATTTGTACAATACCATTCTTATCCAGATAGTGTTAATTTAAAAGATCCAGGTAGTTGGCTTGTAATGGCTAGGACTAATTATATGCTTGATGAGATAGAACGTGACATACGATTACAAGGTATGTTGTACAAAAGAAATAATAAATTACCTGTATCTACAAAATTATTAAATGCAGTAGAAGCATGGAAAAAATTAAATGGTGGTGAAATTGTACCACTTGTAGATATAAAAGACATATACTCATACATGTCAAGCCAGATAGGTATAGAAAGAGGTCATAAGACTCTTAAAATGGCTGACAAAGAACAATATGAGTTAGAAGAATTAGTAATGCATCACGGTTTGCTTATGGGTGGTAGACCATGGGATGTTGCATTTGATAAAGTTGGTAACAGAGATAAAGAATATTTAAGAGCCATAGAGGTAAGAGGGACAATATCAAAAACACCAAAAATAAATATTAGCACTATACATGGTGCTAAGGGTGGTGAGGCAGATAATGTAATGCTTCTTACAGACTTATCTAGAAAGTCACAAGAAGCTATGGAAAGAGATTCGGATGACGAATGCCGTGTGTTTTATGTAGGAGCAACACGTGCTAGAGAAACCCTACATGTAGTACAACCACAAAGAGACGGAGGATTTATAATATGACCTTTACTACGGGATTACCCCTAAAAACAAAAATAAAAACTAACGTGACAAAAAAAGAAATACTAGCAAAGGCTAGTGACCTTATTTCCAATGATAGAAACAAATCACATGGTGATGCATTTAATAATCATGCTGAGATAGCAGAGTTTTGGAATATATTTCTTGATAAGAAATTAAATCCAATGGCTAGTATCACAGCTGATGATGTGGCTATCATGATGATATTGTTAAAAATATCTAGACATACACAAGGTGATAAAAATAACATGGATAACTTTGTTGATATGGCAGGTTATGCAGCAATAGCAGGAGAAATTAGTGACGCAGGATCTTTTTAAGACAGTTACATCACAATGGGTTGCGCCTACGGAGTTCCCTCGTATAGAGGGACGCGTGGCGATTGATTTAGAAACATGTGATCCAGAATTAATTAAACATGGCCCAGGGTGGCCAACAAAGAAAGGTAAGGTGATTGGTATAGCCATGGCTACTGCATCATTTAAGGCTTATTATCCTATTGCACACGATGGTGGTGGCAACATGGATCAAGATAAAGTTGTAAAATATATAAAATCTATTTGTGAAGATGATTCAATAGAAAAAATATTTCACAATGCGCAGTATGACATAGGTTGGTTATGGGCACTTAATATAGAAGTTAAAGGCAGAGTGCACGACACAATGGTAGCAGCAGCTCTAATAGATGAAAATAGATATTCGTATACTCTTAATAGTATAGTGCATGAATATTTAGGCGAGTTTAAAAACGAACAAAAACTAAGAGAAGCAGCAGAAGCATTTGGTGTAGATCCAAAATCAGAGATGTATAAATTACCAGCAATGTTTGTTGGTGAATATGCAGAAGCTGATGCAGATCTTACATACAAATTACATGAAAAGTTATCTTGGGAAATTGTAAAAGATAATCTTACAACTGTATACGATGTAGAGTGTAAATTAATAAATGTTATATTTCACATGACACGTCGTGGTGTTCGTTTTGATGATGAGAAATGTATGCTTTTAGAAAAAAAATTTTACAATAAAGAAAAGAAGTTGATGAAACGTGTTAAAGATTTAACTGGGCTTAACATAGAAATATGGGCTGCAGCTTCTATTGCAAAAGCATTTGATGCAATGAATTTACCCTACGAAAGGACAGAAAAAACAGATTCACCATCATTTACAAAAATGTTTTTGACAGATCATCCGCACGAGTTACCAAGATTAATAATGCAGGCACGTGAATTAAATAAATTAAGAGGTACATTCTTGCAAGGATTGATGAATTATACAGAGGAGGGTAGAATACATGCTCACATTAATCAAATTAGGTCTGATACTGGCGGCACTGTGTCTGGTCGTTTTTCTTATAACCATCCTAATTTACAGCAGGTACCCAGCCGTGGTCAGTTTGCGAAAGACGTTAGGAAACTATTCATTCCTGAGATGGGTGAATATTGGCTCAAGGCAGATTACTCGCAACAAGAACCAAGACTCTTGACACATTGGGCGTGCCTCGTGGACCAACCAGGTGCACATGATGTAAAAGAAGCTTATCAAAAGAAAGATTTAGACTTTCATCAACAAACAGCAGACATGGCAGGAGTGGATAGAAGATTAGCAAAAACAATTGGTCTGGGTGTTATGTATGGCATGGGGTATAATAAGCTTGCACGTGAGTTAGATCTTGAGCCACAAGAAGCTAAAGAGATGTTAAAAGACTTCCGTGGTAAAGTTCCTTTTATGCAGGGTATGCTTGAAGCTGTTATGAATCGTGCTAATTCCAAAGGCGTGATTAGAACTTTACTTGGTCGTAAGTGTAGATTTGACCTATGGGAGCCTACATCCTGGGGTGTTCATAAACCATTACCTTTGAATCAAGCTAAAGTAGAATATGGTGATGCCATCAAAAGATATGGTACATACAAAGCATTAAATAGATTGATACAAGGTTCTGCCGCTGATCAAACAAAGAAAGCTATGGTTAACGTGTATGATGAATTAGGTGTAATACCTCTTATACAAGTTCACGATGAGCTTGATTGTTCTGTTAAGGATGAGAGACAAGCTAATCAAATAAAAGAAGTCATGGAAACATGTGTGGATTTACAAGTACCATCAAAGGTAGATGTAGATCTTGGAGAAAGCTGG